ATCGCGGTCACGGCCAGCTCCCAGTGGGTGGACTTCCAGCGCACCCCAGGGCGGCACACCAACGACCAGGAGGAGCAGATCTGGTTCCCGGGGGATCGGGGATTTCAGTTTGTGACCAACATCAACCAGCAAATCAAATGGGGGGCCGCGTGAGCTACACCTTTGCACGCGTTCCCATCAAAACTGCTGTGGCTGAGCTCCAGGGCCTGGCCGAGCGGGAGTATGCCGAAGTGGGGCAGAAGGACCTGGCAGGTCTGCAGGTCGATTGGGCCCGCTACTGCGAGCTCGAGGCGGCGGGCAAGCTCGCCACCTTCGTCGCCCGCCGAGATGGCGCTTTGGTGGGTTATGCGATCTTCATCGTTCAGACCCACATTCACTACGCCGATTCTCTGGTGGCGGCCAACAGCGCTGTGTACATGGCGCCTGAGGCCCGTGCGGGCCGGGTGGTGCTCAAACTGCTCCGGTATTCGGAAATTGGTCTGAAGGCTCAAGGCGTTCGCAAGGTGTACTACCACGTCAAGCGAGAAAAGGACTTTGGCCGACTGCTCGAGCACCTGGGCTACCGGGATGTGGAGCGCATGTATGCACGTTGCCTGGATCCATCCGATCCCATAGCCACGAAGGAGCCCTGATGGCTGGCGTAGTCATTGGCGCCATCGTCGGGATGGGCGCCGCAGAAGCGGCAAGCGCCGTGGTGGCCGATGCCGTGCTGGGCACTGTCATCGAGTCCGGCATCACAGCCGCTGCAACGGATGTGCTGGGTGCGTCGATTGCCACGGCCAACTTCATCGGTGGCGCAGCTGGCCTTGTGGCCGGTGGCGTGGCCAATCTGGCCGTGCAGACGGTGCTGGGGACCAACTCTCCCAGTCGAAGCCAGTCGGCTCTGGCCTCCGCTCAGGCGCAGGGCATCCTGATCAACTCCCAGAGCAACGTCGATCCGATTGCGGTGATCTACGGCAGGCGCCGGGTTGGCGGCACGCGAGTGTTCATCGAAGTCTCGGGTGCGAACAACGAGTACCTGCATGTCGTGCTCGTGCTGGCTGAGGGGCCAGTGGCCTCGATCGATAACGTCTACCTGGACGATGTCCTGTCCACCGATCCCAAGTTCATTGGCCTGGTCACCATCAGCAAACACCTGGGCACCCCTGGGCAAGCTGCCGATGCGGCCCTGACTGCTGCCGTGTCCAAGTGGACCAGCGCCTGCATGCTCAGCAACTGTGCTTACATCTACGTTCAGCTCAAGTACGACAGGAATGCGTTTTCTGGACTGCCCACGTTCACCGCTGATGTGAGGGGCCGAACGCTGTATGACCCACGCGATGGTCAGATCCGGTATTCGAACAATGCAGCCCTGGCCATCCGGGACTACCTGACCAGCACCGTCTATGGCCGTGCCATCGCGGCCAGTGCCATCGATGATGCTTCCTTCGTGGTGGCCGCCAATGCCTGTGATGCACGGATTGCCGCACCCAGTTTTTCTGCGACGTTCACGGCCGATGCCTCTGCCAATACGCTGAACTTTGCCCAGCCCATCTCTCTGGAAACCGGCGATGGCGTCAAGGTCACAGCCGCCACAACGCTGCCGGTGCCCCTGAGCACCGCCAGCACCTACTACGCCATCCGGGTCACCGATACCGGCTATCAGCTGGCCACCTCGGTTGCCAATGCCCTGGCAGGCGTGCCGCTGGTGCTCACAAGCTCTGGCGCTGGTTTGCTGACGCTCACTCAGGTGGACTATGCGGCCTACACCTGTGACGGCACTGTGGACACCAGCCAGACGGCTTACGACAACATTCGCGCGCTGCTCACCGCATGCAGGGGCATGCTGGTTTTCAGTGGCGGCAAGTACCGTCTGGTGCTGGACACGGTGGCCACCCCATCGGGCTTTGGCTTTGGTGAGAACAACATCACGGGCTCCTGGGTGATTTCTCAGGCGGGCAAACGTGCCAAGTACAACCGGGTCACGGCAGGTTTTTACAACCCGGCCAAGAAGTGGCAGCCCGATCTGGCAACCGTGGAGTCCACGGCCCTGAGGGCCACGGACAACGGCCTGATCCTCGAAGCCAAGGTCGACCTGCCGTTCTCGGCCAATGTCTACCGCGCCCAGAACATCGCCCAGCTCACCCTCAACCAGAGCCGTTACGGCCTGGTCGTGAAGTTCTCCGCCTTTCAGGAGGGCCTGCGCTGCGAGGTGGGTGATGTGGTTCCGATCACGCACTCCACCCCGGGCTGGAGCGGTAAGCTGTTTCGGATCCTGCAGATCGAGATCAAGGACAACGACGAGGTCTACATCGTCGCCCGTGAGTACAGCGCAAGCGTCTACACCCAGGCCGTTCTCTCGCCTGCGGCGGTGGTGGCTCAGTCCAATCTGCCAGACCCCTTCAGTGTTCCGTCAATCTCTGGCTTGGCGCTTTCTTCGGGTACGAGTGAGTTGCTCAGGCTTGCCGATGGCTCTGTGATCTCCCGAATCCGGGTGACTTGGGCAGCACCCACGGAGGTCTATTCCCAAAAGGGACAGGTTGAGGTACAGCTTAAGCTCAGCGCCGATGCAGGATGGTCCCCCGTGGACATCGTGGCTGCGGAGTTGGCCACGGCATGGGCCTCGCCGGTTCAGGACGGTGTGAGCTACGACGTGCGGGTTCGGGTCATCAACACCATCGGTGTGCGCGGGCCCTGGTCGCAGGCTTCGGTCTCGGTGGTGGGCAAAACAGCGCCACCGTCTGATGTGCCTTGGCTGCGACTCGATGGCACACGCCTGACCTGGGGCGCAGTTACTGACATCGACCTGGATGGCTATCGGGTGCGGTGGCAGCCCGGGGGCAGTCGCTCCTGGGCCGATGCGCTGGAGTTGCACACGGGGCTGCTCACGGTCTCTCCCTGGGATCTGGTCACCATTCCCTATGGAGCGGGACAGATTCTGATCAAGGCCGTGGACACCACGGGCAATGAAAGCCAGAACGTCACGGCAGTGGCCTGCAATCTGGGTGATGCGCCGGTGGAGAACGTGTTCGCAAGCTACACGCTCAACTCTGCCCCCATCGTGGCCACGGATGCATCCCGGATGTGGAGCAGCGACTCGGCGCAACTGTGGACCAATGCCACAGCCGTGTTCCTGGTGCCGCAATACCAGGCCATTTCCTGGACGGGCAGCGTCACTTTTACCGACAGCGGCAGCCTCACCCTTGCTGCCAGTATCAGTGGCTATGCCTGGAAGATCACCTGGAAGAAGTCCACCGATGCTGCTTTGGTGCCCTTCCCGGGGCGCGCCTGGGCAGATGCCGGGATCAGCTACCAGTTTCGCATCGATGTGGACCAGAGCAATCTGCAAGGCCTCATTGGCTCGGTGGTCGCCCAGATTGATGTGCCCGACAAGACGGTGCGGCTGCCGGATGTGGCGATTGCCTCGGGCGGCACGCGTCTGTCCATTGGCTCGGGCTGGAAAAGCGTGGTCATCGTGAGCCTCACGCTGCACTCCGATGGAGGAAGCGCCACCACCGCACGCGTGGTGGACAAGTCCACATCCGGTCCGCTGATCCAGTGTTTCAACGCCACGGGCGCCGCCACGGCAGGAACCGTGGACGCCTACGTTCAAGGATATTGAGATGAGCCAGTTGACAACGCCCCCCTTCAAGCGGGGCGATACCTTCGCTTTGTCCGGAGTTTTTAGGGAAAACGGAAATGCGGTGCCGATTTCTGGTCAGGTGATCCGTTCTCAGTTGCGCACCAGTACCGGCGTGCTGGTTGCAAGCCTTGTGGCCAGCATCGACCCGGATCAGACCGTCAACCCAGGCCGTTTCTATCTGGCACTCGCTGATCCTGCTGGATCTTCCGTGTTTCCTGCGCCTGCAAACCTGTACTGCGATGTGGAGGTGCATGACGGCGGGATAGTGCGCTCCACCGAAACCTTCATCGTTCCGGTAGTTCCGGACGTCAGCCAATGAAGGAGGGTGAATGTCCGACTCCTGCATTGACGCCTTGAGCACCCAGGTGAGCCTCACGCTGGAGGCTTGCTGGTCCAACACCGCCATCGATATGAACCTCACGGTCCCCGGCCCTCAAGGCCCCAAGGGCGATCGCGGGGAAATTGGCCCACCCGGCCCACTGCCAGATGTCAGCAACCTCGCCCTGGATGCGGGCTACTTCTGATCGGAAAACTGCATGACCAACCTCATTCAAATCAAACGCTCTTCAACCACGGCCACTCCACCAACCCTGGCCGCTGGTGAGCTGGCCTGGTCCGAGGTCAGCAAGACCCTGTTCATTGGTGAATCGGGCAACCTGGTGACTCCGGCCGCAGGAGCAGGCGTATTTGCCAAGAAAACGGATGCCCTGTCTCTCACGGGCGATGCCACGGGAAGCGGGACCCTCTCTGGCGGTGTTGCCGTGGCGCTGGCCAACAGTGGCGTGACAGCTGGAACTTATTCCAGCGTCACGGTGGATGCCAAGGGACGGGTGACAGGGGGCACCAACCCAGGCTACCTGCTGGCCAACCAGAACATCACGTTTTCTGGAGATGCCACGGGGACGGGTGCAACGGCTGTCTCACTCACCCTGGCCAATAGCGGAGTGACGTCTGGCACCTACAACAATGCCGCCACCTCGATCACGCCTTTCACCGTGGATGCCAAAGGACGAATCACGTCCACAGGTGCAGCGGTCACGATCACCCCCGCCTGGTCCAGCGTGACCGGGAAACCGACCACGCTGTCTGGCTATGGCATCACTGACGCCCTGGCCCTGGCTGGGGGAACGCTCACAGGTGCGCTCACACTTTCGGCCGACCCCACCAACGCACTGCATGCGGCTACCAAGCAGTACGTGGACAACGCCATCACCGGTCTGGACTTCAAGTCCTCGGTGCGGGCAGCGACCACGGCCAACATCACCCTCTCGGGGACACAGACCATCGATGGCGTGGTGCTGGTGGCTGGCGACCGTGTCCTGGTGAAGGATCAGACCACGGGATCGCAGAACGGCCTGTATGTGGTCGCTGCCAGCGCCTGGGCCCGCTCTGCTGATGCGGACAACAGCCCTGCAGGTGAACTCACCTCGGGGCTGTATGTGTTCGTGGAGGAGGGGACCACGAACGCTGACACAGGCTGGGTTTTGGCGACCAACATGCCAATCACCCTGGGCACCACCAGCCTGACCTTCCAGCAGTTCAATGGCCTGGCTCAACTGACTGCAGGAACCGGCCTGACCAAGTCAGGCAATACCCTGTCCTTGACCACCACTGGGGTCAGCGCTGGGACCTATTCCAGCGTGACGGTGGACACGACCGGTCGGGTGACGGCTGCAACCAACCCTGGCTACATCACCACCAACCAGAACATTACGGTCTCAGGCGACGTCACAGGCAGTGGCACCACCACTCTGGCACTGACCCTGGCGGCCAGTGGTGTGACGGCAGGCACCTACAACAACAGCGCGACTGCCGTATCGCCCATCACCGTGGATGCCAAGGGCAGAGTGACAGCTATTGGAACGGCCGTCACTTTGTCGCCAGCCTGGTCAAGCATCTCCTCCAAGCCCACGACCATCTCAGGCTTTGGCATCACGGATGCCCTGTCCAGCAGCGCAACGATTGACGGAGGCTCGTTCTAACCATGGCCAACACCATCTTGCACAAGCGCAGCAGCACGGCCGCCGCCGTTCCTACAGCCGCGCAGGTCACGGTCGGTGAACTGGTTTTGAACGTGGCCGACGGAAAGATTTACCTCAAACGCTCCGACGGAGTGATCGTCACCTTTGTCCCGGGCTACGTGCCAGGACAAGGTGACTCTGCACCCATGTGGAAATAACCGGGAAGGACCATGACAGCAATTCCATCCAAAGCCAGTTTCACTGGTTCTACCGTCACTCAAGGGCAGTTCAAGACGTCCCTGGACACCCTCAATGACTACCTCACTGGGCTGCTGGGCAGTGATGGCACACCTGCGACGGCCAGAACCGCGCTGGGCGTTGTCAACGCCACGCCTCCGACCTACGCGCAGGTCATCAGCGCCCTGGGGTACACGCCACCTCAGCCAGCTGGTACCGGTGCATCAGGCACCTGGCCCATCAGCATTTCTGGCAATGCGGCAACAGTGGGTGGGTATTCGGCCAGCAGCTTTGCCACGGCCGAGTACGTCAACCAGTGCTTCAGTCTGTTCCAGACATTTGGTTCCTTGACTACTGGTGCAACTCGCACGGTAGGGTCCACATCCTTCATGCTTTGGGCGAGTTACTCCAGTACCCAATATGCACGGGGTGTTTACTACACCAACATGTTCTACATGGCCGCACAGGGTAAGTCCACGGTTCAGGTGAACGTGGGCAATTGCCGCCTCACCGTGTGGAACTACAGCACCAGTAAAACCATGCAGATCAATCTGAGTGCGGTCATTAATTTTTCATCTGACGATTCGTACGCATTTCAGATTTACAAAAACGGCAGCTATGCCGCCTCATATGGCACATACACAGCAAGAGGCGTGCAGTCCTTCAATTTCGGGACTTTCACAGTCGAGCCGAATACGACGTGCACCTTTGATTTGTACGGGTCGATTCTTACGGGGTCGGGTGGAGACGCTTTGATTGCGAACTCATTCACCGCCACCTACATCCAGTTTGTTTGAGGACATGTCATGCAACGCCTTTATTTCAATTTCCAAAGCGGGGATGTACGGCTGGTTCCAGATGCTGCTTGCCCGCACATTTCTGAGGAGACCAGTTTTCCGAATGCATTTGTTCCAGATGACGTCACGATGGACATGGTCTCCTTCGTCTTCAAAAACGGGTTGATGTATCCGGAAATCAAGTACCCCAGCATCCAGACCACCACCCCCGCAGCGCCTGCTGCAGACCCAGGAGCCAACAATGTCAGCCCCTAAAACCCAACTCAGCCTGATCAGCAACCTCTGGATCAAGCTCATGACGTTCGAGCAGGTCGGTGACGTCAACGAAGGCCACAAGCATGTGTTTGATCATCCGACACTGTTGGTCAAAGGCAGCCTGGAGGTGGATATTGAGGGTGTCAAAACCCGCTTTGAGGCACCGCACATCGTGTTCATTGCCCGGGAAACAGTCCATACCCTGACGGCTCTGGAGCCTGGTACCGTGGCCGCTTGCATTCACGCCATTCGCGATGGTGACAGGCACGAAGACATCGTGGACCCATCCATGATTCCCGCCGGAGTCAACCCCAACCACCTTCCAGAGTTCGTCAAACCCTTGGCGATTCCTGAGCAATACCGCTGAATTTCCAGCAACCAATCAACCAACCACCTCGCCCGCCTGGCCATGCCTGCGCGGGCTTTTTTATTTGGAGAAAACAATGCCTGAACCTACAAGCTCTGGCGTCGCAGGAGCGGCGGCGGCCTACAAAGCAATTGGTGGTGCTGCTGGCGCTGCAGCCGGAGGAGCCACCCTGGCAGCCGTGGTCGTGATGCTCATGACACCTCCTAGAACCGTTCGCGAGTGAACGGTGGGGTTGATCAGCACCGTCGTTTCAAGTATCTGTGGCGGCGCAATCACTGTCGAATACTTCCAATTGCATCACTGGGCGTTTTCTACCATTGGCCTGTATGCCATGGGCGGGGTGATCTTTGCCTGTGGCTTGCCGGGCTGGGCGATGGTGCGCTGGCTGTTCAACTTCATTGACCAACGGCGAGATGCCTCCATCGATCAAGTGGCCAAGGACGTGAAGGAGCTGCTGTGATACCTGCAGAGTTCATCTTACGTTTGACAGCCGCTTCAGTGGAGTCCCAGCGAAAGTCAGGGATTCCTGCCAGCATCACGATCGCTCAGGCCGCCCTCGAGTCAGCATGGGGGGAATCAGGCCTGTCGAAAGCTGGGAACAACCTCTTTGGGATCAAGGCTGACAGCCGGTGGCGGGGTGAAACGCTGACCTTGAACACGCGTGAGTTCATCAAGGGGCAATGGCTTGTTGTTCCAGCCAAGTGGCGAAAGTACGCCAGTTGGCAGGCCAGCATTGATGATCATGCCGCATTCCTAAAAGGTAATCCTCGCTATCAGCCATGTTTTTCATGTCAAACCACAGAGGCTTTTGCACGTGCATTGCTCAAGGCGGGGTACGCAACTGATCCGGACTACGCCGACAAGCTGCTTGGCCTGATTGCTCAACACAAGCTTCTGGCCTTGGATCAGGAGTCGAAATGAACTGGCTCACTCGTCTATTGATTCCCAGCTGGAAACTGGTCCTCTTGCCTATTGTGTTGCTTGGCGTCTGGCTGAGCGGCGTGTGGTTAGGGGAGGGACGCACTCAACG